CTTGCGGTCAGCTGCTACCGGTCACCCACTCGGGCACCCGCAACCGTGAAGTCGAGTACAAGGCGGCCCGCACACTCGGCATGAACCGTGAGGCGCTTCGGCAACTGTCACTTGCAGTGTGGGGCCGTCCGATCTTCGCTGAACGTGAGCGACGCCTCGCCGCCATGCACCTGAATGGCGCACGCAGGCCGACGATCCAGGCGCAACGAGGTCATCTGACCCGGCAACTGATCGCAGAGGTAAGGGCAGCTCGTTGACCCAGCCGCCCGGCTACCCAAGCCCATGGGCAGTCCTCAACGGGCAGCCCATGCAACGCCGCGATGAGGCACCCCCTACCGTCCCATGCGAAATCTGTGGCAAGCCGATCTGGCTCGGCACTGTAACCGCTGACCGTCCAGATGACCCACGTGGCGCCACCAGAACCGACGTGTGGGAGCGTATGGCAGTACCCCAACCCAACCCCGATGGGTGGACGTGGGCGCTTGACCTGCATCGCTGCCAGTCAAGGGGCCGCCGATGAACCCGCCGGGCTACCGCGGCCCGGCCGACCCAACCCGCGACCCTGGCCAGGTCATGAGCGACCCGGTCGCGCAGAACCTCATCGCCGACATCGTCACACTCCACGAGAACCTGCTCGCCAAACTCGACCACGACGTCGAACTCGCCGCGCTTGGCCAGGCGGAACCGGCATCGGGCCGCGTCACCGGCACTGGTGAGCATGATCAGATGGAAGGCTGCCGGACCGCGATCACGCATGCCGAACGGGAACGGAACCGGGCCCGCAACAACGCCCTGCGGGAACTGCGTCGCCTGAAGGAGTACTACCAGGAACACCTTGGCTTGCGCCCTCTCCGCAGACCTCCGGTCCAGTCGATCGACTACCTGCACAGCGCCAAGCGGAGGTTCGGATGAGGCCAACGGCGCAATCCGTCAACCTCCACCGTCCGTGCAGGTTAGGATGCTTGCACAACAGGTTCACCACATGGTGAAATCCCCAGGTAGTGGAGTGTGACCATGCCCACTCGACCCTGCGCTGGCCCCGCCCCCGACCAGCCCTGCCCCACCCGCCAACTCATCTCCGTCCAGCGAGGCAGCAAGACAGCAGCCCGCTGCGGCTACTGCCGCCAACAGTGGCAGCACGCCAAGGACGGCAGACGCCCCATGCGCCGGACCTACGCTGAGCAGCAACGCCGAGCACAACAAGTCAAAGCGCAACCATGGTGCTCGGACTGTGGTACCACCACCAACCTGACCGCCGAGCACATCATCGCGGTCGCTCTGGGTGGCAGCGAGGATGGCCCGCTGACCACGCTATGTCAGCCATGCAACTCCAAGCGTGGCGCTAAGCTGGCCACATGATGAACGCCACATACGGCACGGTGCAGCTTGTCACGGCAGAGATGCGGCAAGCAGCAGCCAGCCCACTCGACGGCATCCTGGCCGATGAGGCAATCGTCAGAGCCAGGCACGATGGAGCAACAAAGACCGGTACACCATACGTCGAATGGGAACCGATCACCACCGAGTTCTACCGGGCGGCAGCACAACGAGCCTTCGGCTGGGAGGTACGCCTCGGGGATTGGATCGCTCGCGTCGTCGTCCCCTGCCAGCACGACTGATGTCCGTTTTTTCTAGAACGTGACGCCGCCTCGCCCCCGCGTCCCTGACCCCCTCTCCCGTACATGTTCGCGACCCCAGGGGGTGCCCTAATGTCCGGGCCACCCCCGAAGCCAGATGATCGGCGGCAGCGCCGCAACGAACGAACGTCGACCAAACGGGCCGGTGCTGGCCTGGTGGCATTGCCCGGTGGTCAGCCCGTGCCGCCCGCAGCCCCATCGGGCTTGCTGAAGGCGACACGGGAGGATTGGGTCGAGTTCTGGCAATCGCCGCTTGGTTCGCTGGTGGTCTCGGCGGACTTCCCGGCGGTCCGGCGCCTGTTCACGTTGTATGACGAGCGGTCCAGGGCCTACCAGGGTTATCGCCGTGAGCGTCTAGTGTTGGGTGGGAACAAGCAGCAGGCGCTGAATCCGCTGTTGGCGGCGATGGGCATGCTCGACAAGGAGATCCGCGCGCTTGAGGACCGGTTCGGCCTGACCCCGATGGCGCGGCTCCGTCTCGGCGTGGCGCTTGGGGAGGCGGCCAAGAGTCTGGATGAGCTGAACCGGAGCCTTGATGCCGATGACGACACTGACGAGCCTGCCGCTGACCCGAGGGTCCGGGTTGTGGAGCCCGCAGCATCGGCTGGCGGACGGGTCGCTGCCGCCAACGCTCGGCCCCAGGATCTGCCGGCACATCCGCCGGCGGCTGGTCCACGGTGAAGGCGACTGGTACGGGGAACCGTTCCGGCTAGAGCCGTGGGAGGAGGCGATCCTCTACCGGCTGTACGAGTACGACCCGGCCACGCTGAAGCGGCTCATCCGCCGAGTGCTGGTGGTGCTCCCGAAGGGCAACGGCAAGACCGAGCTGGTCGGCGCGATCTGCGACGCGGAGCTGACGGGCCCGGTCGTGCCGACCCTGGACGGCCAGGGGGGACTGCGCAAGAGCCCGAACATCCCGATTGCGGCGGCCAGCTTTGAGCAGGGCGACCGGCTGTTCGGCGCTGCCAAGACGATGCTGGTCGAGGGGCCGCTCAAGCCGTTCGTGGAGGCGTTCGACACCGAGGTGCTGTTGGCCGGCCGGCCGGGGCGGATGTACCGGGTCGCGGCGGAGGCCGGCACGAATGACGGGACATTGCCCACGACCTTCGGCGCTGATGAGATCCACGAGTGGGTAGGCCGCAAGGAACGCGTCCATCTGGTGATCGGCAACTCGCTCGCCAAACGTGAGGGTGGCCTGGAGCTCAATATTTCCACCCCGGACGCCGCCGATCCAGAATCGTTGTTCGGCCGCCTCCACGCTTATGGCCTCAAGGTTGCCACCGGCGAAATTGTCGACCCGTCGTTCCTGTTCGTCTGGTACACCGCCGCCGAACACTGGGACCTGCACGACCCCGACCACCTCCGCGCTGCGGTCGCGGAGGCGAACCCGGCCAGCTGGTTGGACGTCGACCGGATCGCCGCTAGGCTCGAGGTCGACCGGATCCCTGAGCATGAGTTCCGCCGCTATCATCTCGCGCAGCTGGTCCGCCCCGAGGGGCAGTGGTTGCCGCCGGGTGCATGGGAGGACCTGGCCGACCCGGACCGGGAGCCACCGCCGGCGGGCGCGGATGTGGTCGCGTTCTTCGACGGCAGCTACAACGGCGACTCGACGGCGCTGGTCGGCGCGACACTGGAGCCGAAGCCGTATCTGTTCGTGATTGGCTGTTGGGAACGCCCCCAGGGCGCGGTGGAGTGGCTGGTGCCCCGCGAGGAGGTCAAGGCCAGGGTCGCGTGGATATTCGAGCATTGGCGGGTGGTCCGGATGGGCGCGGACCCGCCCGGGTGGCACGCCGAGCTCGAGGTGTGGGAGGAAACCTACGGCGACGCAGTAGTCCGCTGGGAGACCAACAAGCGGATCCAGATGAGCGCCGCCTGCTCCCGGTTCTACACGACCATCGTCCAGGACGGCATCTCGCAGGACGGCGATCCCCGGCTCGCGCGGCACTTGCGCAACGCTGCGGTGAAAGAGACCGCCGACGGGGCCTACATCACCAAGGCCGGCCGGCACGGCCCGAAGATCGACCTTGCGGTGGCGGCGGTCGGCGCGCTGGAGATGGCCGCCGGGGTCGAACCGGACTACAACCTGCTCGAATCGGTCTACTAGTGGAGGCAGGGTGTGCGAGAGCTGGTCACGACCCTGCTGGACACCCTCGGACTGCTGCTGCTCGCCGCCGGCGCCGCGGGGGGCGCGTGGCGGCTAATCGGTCCGGCCGGGTTGGCGGTGGGTGGGGTGGTGGTGCTGGCCGGCTCATGGTGGTTCGCCAAGCCGCCGCGGAAGCGGAAGGATGAAGGCGCGTGAGTCTGCTGCACAAGCGTGACCTCTCCGGTTACTACGGTGAGTTCCCCGGCGCGACCGCCAACCAGCTCATCCCGCCCCGGAACCCGGTGAGCATGGTCGGCAGTGTCCTGGTCAGCAACGACACCGCATTGCGTCACTCGGCGGTGTGGGCGTCGCTGCGGTTGCGGGCGAACCTGATCTCCACGATGCCGATCGACTGCTACCGCCGCGTCGGCCAGGTGCAGATCGAGGTGCCGAAGCCGCCGGTGCTGGTGATGCCGGGTGGGGAGCAGGTCGACGACCTGGAATGGCGCTACTCAAGCCAGTTCGACCTGGACCGCGGCGGGAACGTGTTCGGGCTGATCACCGAGCGGTCAGGGTTCGGTGGGGGGCTGCCCGCCCGGATCGACCTGCAGCCCCTGTCGACGGTGAGCGTCGAGATCCGCGATGGGAAGCTCTGGAAGTACCGGTTCGGCAACGAGCTGCATGACCCGGCGGATGTGTGGCACGAGAAGCAGTACACCGTCAGCGGGTTTCATGTGGGTCTGTCCCCGGTGGCGTATGCGGCGTGGACGATCGGGAAGTACCTGAGCATCCAGGAGTTCGCGCTCGGCTGGTTCGGTGGGGGTGGGATCCCATCGGGGATCCTGACCAACAAGGCGCAGAAGACCATCCCGCCGGGTGAGGCCCGCGACATCAAGGAGCGGTTCAAGGCCGCCGTCGCCAACCGGGACATCTTCGTCACCGGTGGGGATTGGACCTACAGCATGGCGCAGGCCGAGCAGGCCGGCTCCAACTGGCTGGAAGCCGAACAGCAGTCAGTCGCCGACATCGCCCGGTTCTTCGACGTCCCCGGCGACATCATCGACGCAGCCGTGCAGTCCTCGACGATCAACTACGCGAACGCGGTCCAGCGGAACCTGCAGCTGCTGATCATGAACATCGGCCCGGCGGTGATCCGCCGCGAACGGGCCCTGTCACGGCTGCTCCCAGCGCCGCGGTATGTGAAGTTGAACACCGACGCGTTGCTGCGGATGGACCCCAAGACGGTCGCGGAGATGCTGACCGCGGAGGTCGCCGGCCGGCTGATGGCACCCAGCGAGGCGCGGGAGCTGATGAACCGCGCACCGTACACCGACGGGCAACTCGCCGAGTTCGACCGGCTGTTCGGCAGCCCACGCACCCAGCCGGCCACCGCCGCAACGGGAGGCTGACCGATGCCCTGGCACATCCAGCAAGGCGGCGGGACCTGCGGATCCAGCGAATACGCGGTCATCAAGGACTCAGACGGGTCGACCGCTGGGTGCCACCCGACGAAAGCGGAGGCTGAAGCGCAGATGGCCGCCCTGTACGCCAACGAGCCGAGCATGAACGCCCAGCATGCGGCACAACTGCGGGCTCAAGCCGCCAAGAGCGGCCAGCTCGAGGCGATTCCCGCCGCGAAGGGGCGGCGGCTCCCATTCAAGCCGCAGCTGGAGGTCCGCAAGGTCGAACGGGATGGCCAGGAGTTCTACCACCTGCATGGCACCGCGACCGTCTACGAAAAGCGTTACCAGATGTACGACGTCTTCGGCGACTACAAGGAGATCGTCTCCAGCAGGGCTGGCGCGGTGTCGCTGAGCAAGAACCCAGATGTCAAGTTCCTCGCCAACCATGAGGGGCTCTCACTGGCCCGGACCACCAACGGGACGCTGGAGCTCAGCGAAGACGATCATGGGCTCGACTACGACGCCTACCTGAATCCCAAGCGGTACGACGTCAGCGATCTGGTAAACGCCGTTGGCGACAAGACCATCGACGAGTCCTCATTCGCGTTCATGATCGACGATGGCAAGTGGAACGACGACTTCAGCGAATACCGCATCAACATGTACGACATCGACCGCGGTGACGTCTCTGCGGTCAACCATGGCGCGAGCCCATGGACCAGCGTGGCAGCTCGGCAACAGATCGTCCTCGCCGAGCTTGACTGTGCCCCACCATGGCTCGCCAGGGTCGCCTATGCGCGACTCCAACACCGACCCGACGTGATCAGCCCCATGGAGATGCCGGCAGAACAGACCGGCTCTCGGGAGCTGGTCCCCCAAGGCCGATCCGTCGCGATGTGGCATCTGCTGCTCGACGACGACTAGCACCACCCTTCCACAGCCCGGCAGAACAGACCGGGCGTGGCCCCTTGCACGCGCAGGCCGGCAGAACAGACCGGCGGCCGTGTCCCTGTTTGCTTGCGTAGAAGGGACCACGCCAGTCATGGCGACCATCGACGAACTCATCGCCTCGATCGAGGTCGAGCGCGAAGCCGCCCAGATGCGGCTCAACAAGTCCATCGCCGAAGGCAAGGCGATCCTTGCGCTCGTCGCGCAGGAAGGCCGTGCCAACACCAGCGAGGACGAGGACGCCCGCCTCGTCGAGCTGAAGGACAACCGCGACAAGGCCCGTGAGGCCTTGAAGGGCATCGAGAAGCGCCACGCCGACGCGTTGCAGATCAAGGCGGAGGAGGCCGAGGCCGTCCGGCAGGCGCAGGAAGTCAAGCCAACCCCCGCCGCGCAGCGCACCCCCGCGACCAACCGGGAGCAGCGGGTCCACGTCGGCCGGGAGGAGCGGACCTACCACCGCGGCAACGACCCCCGTGGGGTCCAGTTCGTCCGTGATGTGGTCGCCGCGACCATCTTCCGTGACGTCACCTCCTCCACCCGTCTCTCGACGCACATGCACGAGGAGCAGGTCGAACGGGCCGGGCAGCTCTACGGCATCGGGCAGCAGCAGCGTGCCGCCGGTGACACCATCACCAGCAACTGGACCGGGCTGGTCGTGCCGCAGTACCTCACCGACCTGTACGCCCCCGCGACCGCGGCGCTGCGTCCGCTCGCGGACGCGTGCACCAAGCATCCGCTCCCCGCTGACGGGATGACCGTCAACATCTCCCGCGTCACCACCGCATCCAGCGCCGCACTGCAGACTACCGAGCTGACGGCGGTGTCGGCGACCAGCCTGGACGACACGATCCTGTCCCCGGCGATCCAGACGATCGCGGGGCAGCAGACCGTCTCCCGGCAGGCGGTCGAGCGGGGCACCGGCATCACCGACGTGGTCATCCAGGACCTGTTCAACCGGTACGCGACCACCCTGGACTCGACCCTGATCAACCAGGCGACCACCGGCCTGACCAATGTGGCCACCTCGGTCACCTACGACGACACCACCCCGACCGCCGCGGAGGCCTACCCGAAGATCCTGGGTGCCGCTGCCGGCGTGGAAGCCGCACTGCTCGCGCTCGGCACCCCATCCCATGCGGTGATGCACTCCCGCCGCTGGTACTGGCTCTCCAGCCAGATGAGCTCCACATGGCCGCTGATCAACTGGCAGGGCATCCCCGTCCAGGCCGGCGGCGTCGCCAACACCGGCTCCAGCTACGCCTCCGGGGTCCGCGGCGTGCTTCCCTCCGGGCTGCAGGTCGTGGTCGACAACAACATCCCCGTCAACCTCGGCACCGCGACCACCCAGGACGAGATCTACGTCGTCCCCGCCACCGAGTGCCACCTGTGGGAGGACTCGAGCGCGCCGACGCTGATCCGCGCGGAGCAGACCGCCGCCGCGTCGCTCGGCATCCTGATCGTGGTCTACGGCTACATGGCCTATACCTTCCAGCGATACACCAACGGGATGCAAAAAGTGGCCGGGACCGGGCTCACGACCCCCACATTCTAGACTAACCGGATATCGAGCCCTCGGCCTGATCACCGAGGGAAGGGAGCCCCGGTTCCAGGGTGCCGGGGCTCCCACCCACCCTGGAGGAAACCGCATGACCTGCATCGTCGGTATCCAGACCACCGAAGGGGTGCTGCTCGGGGGGGACTCGGCCGGGCTGTCCGGCTGGGTCCGCATCCACCGCGCGGACCCCAAGGTCTTCGAGCATGGCGCCTACGTCATCGGATTCACCACCTCGTTCCGGATGGGGCAGCTCATCCGCTACGCCGACCTCCCCAAGCCGCTGGACCGTCAGGGCGACGAGTTGGACCGGTTCATGGTCACCGAGTTCATCGACGCGGCCCGCAAGGCCTTCAAGGACGGGGGTTGGGCGGAGAAGGACAAGGATCAGGAGAAGGGTGGTGATTTCCTCGTCGGTGTGAATGGTGTGCTGTACCGCATCGCCAGTGACTATCAGATCGGCCGGTCCCTCGATGGGTACCAGGCGTGCGGGAGCGGCTGGGAGATCGCGCTCGGCGCGCTGCATGCCACCCAGAACTTGAAGCCGACCACGCGGATCAATCGCGCGCTGGAGGCGGCCGCGCACCATTCCGGTAGCGTCCACCCGCCGTTCACGGTCGTCCTCGGGCGCAACGACCAGGCCCGAGAGAGCAGCAAGCCATGACCGACCTTGACCAGATCGCTGCGGAGGCGGTCAGCCGATGGGGTGCGCAGCAGCAACCCCGCGAGCTGGCCGGCCTGCTCGCCCTGATCCGCCCCGGGGATGTGGTGGTGGAGGTCGGCTGCGATGCGGGCGGGGTGCTGTGGGCGTTCCAGCAAGCCGGCGCTGGCCGGGTCATCGGCGTCGACCTGCCCGCCGCCAACTACTCGACCGGCCGGCCACTGGCCGACCACGGCGCCGAGGTGATCGTCGGGGATTCCCACGAGGAGGCGACCCGTCGCAAGCTCGACGACCTGCTGGCAGGTGACCCGGTCGACCTGCTGTTCATCGACGCTGACCACACCTACAAGGGGGTCAAACAGGACTACCAGCTGTACGGGTCGCTGGTCCGCCCCGGCGGGCATGTGGCGTTCCACGACATCTGCCACCATCACCTGTTCCCCGATGTGCGCGTTGACCGGCTCTGGTGGGAGCTGCAGGCCAAACACCCGGGCCGGACCCGCGAGATCATCTACCGGATCCGTCCGTGGGGAACCGGGATGGGCATCGGCGTCCTCGAGTGCGGCTGATCCGCACCTGGCCCCGCACCATCCCCACCGGTCGGACCGGCTACGTCGTCGACAATGTTGAGCGGCTCGTCATCCACGGTTACGACGCCCGCGCGCTGGCCGACCTTCAGGCCGACCTCATCGTGCTCGAGTGGGATATCGCGGTCAGCAAGGAGGACCTGGAACGTTTCGCCGCCCAGGCGCGGGCCGACCCGGGCCGGGTGCTGGTGGCACCCTACCGGCTCTACCCGGAAGCCAACCGGGGCCTCCGCGAGGCGATCTGGGCTCACCGCCGCGAGCCGGGCAACATCCCCGTCACCCCCGCCGACCAGATATGCCACCGGTTCGGATTCGGGATGGCCTACCTGCCCCGGGCGCTACTGGAAGCGTTCACGGGCGACTGGCTCGCCCGCAACCCCTACGGGAACCTGACCGACGAGACGTTCTCGGGCTGGCATTACCGCAACGCAGCGGATCCGGATGTGCTGATCTGCTGGGATGTCCGGCCGGTGCATCTGCACTATGACCCGCCAATCACGCTGGAGGAGAACACCTGATGGCAGGAGATCAGACCCCGTCCACGGAGGTAGTGGCGCTGCTCAACAAGCTGCAGGCGCACCGCAACACCGGCCAGGACGAGCAGGCCGCCAAGGTCGAGGCACATCTTGCCTCCCTTGGCTATGACCCTGATGGCAACCCGCGCAAGCGGGCA